GTCAACCCGATCACTTACAAGGCAGCGGCTGCCATGTTGGGACAAAAAGTTGAGACCGATTTGGTGGACAAAGGGGAGCTCGGAGTGAAATTTCTCTCGCGGTGCTTTTCCCCAAATGTGTGGTACGGAGACCCCAACTCATGTTGTGACCTCAGGCGGGCTTTGGCCAAATTCCACGTAACACGTGCAATAAATCATAAGTGCACTCCATTGATGAAACTAGTAGAAAAAGCTCGTGCCTTTCAATACACTGATGCCAACACCCCAATTATTGGGATCTTTGTCATCAAAACCATGGAGTACTTTGAAGCCAATGAGTTTCACATTGATTCGGAATGTGAAGGGGTTGCCCCGTGGGGATCTAGATTTAAACAAGAAGTCCAATACCCCAATGAAAAAGGGGATTGGATGGTCGACTTCTTCTGCAGTCAATTTCCAGATGTTTCGCTTGGAAAATTCCATGAATGGATTGGCTCAACTCATAATATAAACGACATGTTGAAACCACCGCTACTCGAGATGTACACACCCGCCAAGTCGGAGATTCCCGTTGTAGTTGATGGAGACAATGTCGGACCTCCGCCATGTGTGTCTAGTGGCATTATTGAAGACTCACGCTTGAACTCCAAAGACATTCGCCATCCTGACCGACAAGTTAGGAGGAACCGAGCAATTGAGCTTCTTAAAGAAAAAGGAGTCTATGACCCTAATTACGTTCCTAAAACCCGAACACCCGAAGAAAGGGTGGCAACACAAAAGGCCTTCAAAGAACGTCTAGTCTCAGAAGGGAAGTGGGTCGAACCCAAGTCAAAGGAAAACCTATCTCCTGATGAGAAAAGACAGAAATTCCTAGCCCTTAAGGAAAAGAAAATGAAGGCTGGCACATGGGTAGATAAAAATCCCAGTAGTGACACAAGCAGTGTCAAGAGTGCCAACAGTGGGTATAGAGAACTCAATGCCAGGACCAATGCGGCCATAAGAGCCGCCATGGAAAGGAATAAAGAAGGAAGAGCTGAGGCCAGGGGGGCCTATGCCAACGGTTTGTAACTATATGTCTATGTTGCAGGCGGGCTTGGCCGCTTGTAACTCATAAAGTTCCCCAAGCCCATAACCGATATCGCGTATAAAATGCAACGATCTCGATCGGCTAACCGTAAACCTTTACCCAAGAAAACGTCTAAAATAGCTCAAGTTGTTCGCAAGCAACCTGGAGGTAAAGACCTTGTCTCTAAAGTCGGCCCTCGTGGCCCTCTCAAGCTTGCTTCAACTAATTTTGGCTCAGCTAGGAAATCTCACCTCATTACCGAGGATGAATATATTGCTGAGGTCAATGGCTCAGTCGCTTTCGCGTGTACTAGCTACCCTATCAACATTGGCCAGGCGGCCACGTTCCCGTGGGGTAGCAAAATTGCTGCACTGTATGAGAAATATACTTTCCAAACTCTGGAATTCTATTATCGTCGGCAGGTTTCTGAATACGCCACCAATGGCCAGACCGGTAAAGTTATGTTGTCGGCTGACTATGACGCTTCCGATGCTCCTCCGACAACCAAGCAGCAAGTCGAAGACACTGAACCACATGTTGATGGCATGCCGTGCGTTGAAACGCTGGTGCTACGCCTATCTCAACGAGAGCTTAAACGTACTGACGCTTTATATGTTAGATCGACTACTCAGTTGATCAACACGGATATCAAGACTTATGATGTTGGGAATTTGTTTGTCTCAACATCCGGCAATGCCAACACGAATGTCATTGGTGAACTTCGTGTTCGGTACCGTTGTCTGGTTTCTGTGCCTGTACTCTCTACTCCCATTTCGTACTTTCCGGGCAGTTCTCTGCTCATGATCACCACCCCTGCTGGGGAAACAGCCGCTGCTAGTACCGTTTACACGGCCATGTTCCATATTGCTGGATCACCACACCCTGTTGTTGTGGCAAACGGCATTGGAGCCCTTGTCATTCCGAGTTCAGGCTCAGGGTTGATCACATTACTAAATGGGGAATATATCATAACGGCCAGTTGTCAATCTTCCAATACTACCATGGCCGTTACTGCCAACTATATATCACTCGGACAAAGCTCCACTGCTGCCACCGACGTTCTCGTCGTAAGCCCTGTGGGCACCGAAAATACTGCCAACATTGTGGCACCAGCCTTGTGCTGTGTTGCATCACTTGGACCATATTACTGGAACACTGCATTTGATGGAAATATTCTTTCCGTGCAAGTTGCCGCCACTTATGCAGGAGGCGCTTGCGTCAATAATATGTTTTTGCAGATTGTTCTTCTGTAATCATAGTTGACTTTATATATACATGGTGAATTTATTCCCATATGATTTAAACCCACTTTAAATTATGACTTCGTTGACATTTTGTCAAGACCCTTTTGTTGACCTTTGTCACGCTTTCAACGGGTTAACGCTTTTAACCCACGTAGCAGAACTGATAATCCTG